ACAATTGTTACGCTCAATAAGAGCAAGTGGGTTACCAAAGTTACGAAGTATCTGATAAACCTTATTACTAAATTCAAGAGGAGAGATTTTGTTATTCTTATATACAGCAACCTGTCTAATTTCAGCAGGATCAGTAATGTCAAGAACTTGAATAACAGAACTATCTTTACCTACACCCTCAGCTGTATCAACACCAGCAGCATAAAATCTTGATGGATCAGGCTCTTCCCAAATCTTATAACAACCATCATCAAGTACTGCTATAGGATCACAGATATCCTTTTCCATCTTCTCATACAACTCATCATCAATAGATGACTCACCAGAGTTAATCCACTCACAACAAAATTCCTGACGCCAAGCTTCATCTGAACCAATTGACGCTCTTGTATCAGCAGCCCACTTCTCTGTTCTACCTGGAACCTCATTCCACATAATCTTTCCATTTGCCCAAGCACTGTTAGGATTAGTCTCTGACTCATTATAAATCTTATAGAAGAGGTTCTGAGTACCATTAGCAGTAGAACAAATGAATGCTTTAGATTTTTTAGAGGATGAAATAATTGGATAGACTGACTTCCAAAACTCATCCACCAAATGGTTCTCAATGAAAGCCATCTCATCAATAACCAAACAGTTAACGGACTGACCACGAGCAGCTGTACCGGTTGTAGTTGTAATACCAATACGGCTACCATTATCAAGAGTCATCGATGTCTTAGCATATTCCTTTACAGGAGGTTTAAGCCAGTTGGGTAACTGTTCATAGGCCATTCTTACACGACCGAAGATTTCAATAGCTGTAGCCTCTTTGTTCGCTACAAGAAGGATGCGCTGATCTTTTAGAAAGCAAGCTTGCCATAAAAGGTAGATTGTCATAAGGGTAGACTTACCAATCTGACGAGAAGCTAATAGAATATAGAATCTATTATCACGCATAGCTCTCAATGCTTTCTTTTGAGCTGGATACAACTTAATAGTTTCTTTACCAGTATCAAGGTTAACAATATAAAAGAAGTTCTCAGCAAAGTATAGAATATTCTTCTTTGCTTTCTTGAGAGCAGCTACTTGCTCTTTTGTGTAAACATGCTCATACTTTGAGTTAGGCAATTCTTTATTACCCAAATAGTACATGCTATCATCTTTAGTCCCACCCATAACCTATATTTATTTACTTACGTCACCTAAAATTACAACTAATAGTGGTATTTTTATCTCATTTGAATAAGTAATAATATGGCTAAGAAGAAAGACCTTAAATCTCTTGGTGACGTTTACAGTAATCTCGGTGAAGAGGCTGCAGTAGTCGCTGAGAGTAAAGATAATGGAACTGTTGGTGATGAAAAAGCATCAATTGGTGAAGCAGAACTTGAAGATGGAGGTATCCCAAAAGATGCTGAATGTGAAGACCCTAACGAAGTAAAGGTTGAAGATTCAATCGAGCAGGTAGATCCAGAAGAGGATAACGAAGGTAAGCACACCCAAACATCTGAGGGGTTGAAGAAAAAGATCAGTGATGCTCTTAAAAGGGGTGACATTGGTCCAGACGATGCTATGGATATTCGACAGATTGAAAGGAAAACTGAAGAGGATAAAGAGGATAAAGAGGATAAAGAAGAAGAAAATGAAGAAAGTTCAGAAAAGTGCTTGGAAATCGCCAAGGAGGGATTAAATAATTTTATGGCCAAAAAATCTGTATTCGACCAACTTTTTGATAAAGTTATGGTCAATGAAAATTACCCTGAGATGGAAGAGATGGATGATCTCGGAGCTCTCGGACTTGATGAAGCAACTCCTGATTCCGAACTTGAGACTGATGATGTTGAAGGTGGAGAAGAAGAAGTAACAATTACACTTGACAAAGCTCTCGCTGAGCAACTTTGTGACATTCTTAAAGCTGCTTGCGGTGAAGAAGAAGGTGACGACGCTGGTGAAGATGATCTTGAGATGGATGTTGAAGTAGGTGGTGAAGAAGCTGGTCCTGAAGAGGACAACGAAGGCGCTCCACAAGCTTTTACAACAAGCTATAATGATGGTAAATCCAACAAGGTTGGTAATCAAACCGGACTTGGTGGTGAAGGTAAAGGATCTGCTGATGGCGGAAAGAGTGCTCACCAGAAAGCTCACAGTGCTGCAGTAAAAGATGGTAAGTCTAACAAAGTTGGTAGCCTCGCTGCTGGCAAATCTGCATTCGGTGATGTAAAAGTTCAGCCTAAGAACAAGGAAGTTAAAGCGTAATTAACTGTTAACTTTTAAATATATTTAAATAGAAAGGCTCAAGTTTTACTTGAGTCTTTCTTTGTATATTATGGGCAAGGGCATAAATAATAGTATGGTAACCTTCAAAGAGTACTATCAAGGTGATAAGATTGGTGTAGATCATGCTACTACAAATGGTAAGAGCATGATGAGAACTGGTCGTAAGCATGAGAACTTGAAGCGTAAAGAGTATACATCTAAATGCCCACAGGTTCAGAACTTGTTGAATGGTGGTGCTTCAAAGATTCAGTTAATAGCTCTACCATTACAGCAGGTACTTGATACATATGGTATGGAGTTTAGTCCTGGAACAGTACAAGGCTGTGGCAACTCTGGTTGTGAGTTGGAGATGTATGAGGATGGAGAAGGTAGAGCATGCGGAATGCTAAGAAAGAAAGTTGAACAAAATGGCATGTAACACTGAAAGAGCTAACTGCTCACCTGAAGATATAATGGCTGCAGCTGGTCCAAGTTGCAGTAGGCTTATTGGTGGGGATAACTTTCAAGCAGAACAGCTTGTATATGATTTAGCATTTAAAGACCTTATTAATGGTCATGGTATTGAGATTGACTATTATGTTAATACATTTGAGTTAAGTTCTGCTAACCTTTTGTATGGAGAAGATCCTACAGCTGTATATACTGACCCTATTAGCATGCAGATGTATGTTGAACTATCGCAGGATGCTTTAGCCTTATCACAGTTTGGATTTGATCCTGGTGATGAATTTACAGGTTATGTACATATTGATACCTTTAAGGAACTGTTAAGCTCTGAAGCATACTATGCTACTCAAGGAGCTCTGTCAGCAGTTGAGCCTAAATCTGGTGACCTTATTGAAGTTACTCCTCTTGGTTGTGATAGACCTGATGGTCGTAGTGCAAAGATATATGAGATTACAGAGCGTGTTGATGAGGATATCTCTTCTATTAACCCAATGCTTGGTCACTATGTATATCGTGTAAGAGCTAAACGTTACGATCCATCCTTTGAACCTAATGCACCAACAGAAGGTAGAGATGAGCAAGTCTATGATGACTCACAGTTTGGTGTACTTAGCTCTAATATACAACAAATGCTTAGTGCTGATGTTTCTGAAGCTAAGAAGTATGACTATGATATCGATACAGTCAGTAAAGAAGATGTATACGATATGGAAGTTAATGACGATAGCATTTACGGTGGTTATTATTAACCAAAAAAGCCTGCAAGCATAAGCTTACAGGCTATAAAGTTAGCAGTTATTATTACTTTTTACTTTTAGTTTTCTTGGTTGGTTCAGGCTTTAGGGGAGCCTTTTCTTGAACCGGTTCACTTGATGGCAATGGCTGTAAGAGCGAATTAACAATGCCGTTAACATCAAACATTTGTGATACATCATCATAAGGACACTCGTGAATAGCACCAGTGAAGTTATAATCATGTAAGAAAGAATCAATAGTACCAACTGGAAATTCTACAGGTGGTCTAAAGTTTGTATGCATATCATAACCAAACTGCTCTGGTTGTGTGCCTACCCATACAACAGTAGAGGGCTTACCCATAGCGGCTGCTGCATGCTGAAGTGAAGAGTCAACAAAGAGTTGACGATCAGAGTAACGTAGAAGATTGAATAGACCTTTCTTTGGTATCTCTTTATCATATCGAATTACACCTTCAAGCTTGGTATGGAAGTCATAACAGATGTGAATAATCTGATAATGTTCTTTAAGTTGATTAACAATATGTTGAGCTACATCAGGGTGAATATCTCTAACCCATGAGTAATTTTCTGCTTGATGATTCTTTCCAGGACCTCCAAATGGTTGGAATAGAAGAACTGGCTTTGTCTTTGTGATGTTAGCAATCTCAGGATCAATCCAAGACTTCTGCCTCAGGTTAAATGGTAGTGATGGTACTTCACCATTATATGGCACACCAATCATATCACACCAAGTCTCTATAAGGTGCTTCTTCTTTGTAATATGTGATGTCTGCTTATATGGCTCACCAGCAAACACTTGTGTATCTTTACCATAGATGTAATCCTCATAGAAATAAGGTACATTACCTAATCTATATACTCTATGAACATCTTTATTATGTAGATAAATCTCAGGCCATGCACATACAACAACTACCTTAGTATTAGGGTGAGCATTCTTATAAGCCTTAACAACAGCTGTACT